AAGTGGATGCTCTGACAATGGCTATCCATTATCTGAAGGACTCATGGCACCTTACACACCCTGATGATCCAGAGTATGATGACGAGCCTCGGCAGAAAACTGCTACATACTGGAATGTATGATTTGGGAAAATGAAAAAAGTATGCTATACTAATAGCATGACTAAAAAGGGGAATACTATGGCAGGATTAACTTCCTTACCACAAAAGAAAAATATTAAGGGGCAATCGCATAAACTCGCCTACATTACTGAGGCTGAGAGCGACCTCCTAAAATCTATGGGCGGCGCTGGTAAACCTGTGCAGGGAACCAAGGGTGTTCCTGCTTTTTATTCAGACCCCGGTGATGCAGCAGATATGGGTGGACCAGATGCTAGTGATGCTGAATCTGCTGGTGGAGACTCAGAAGGGTCTATGGGATTTTCTGCGGCTGGTTTTGACGCAGCACAACAAGCTGCTGATGACGAAAGCGCCGCAGATGATTTTGATGCTATGTCTGGTGGTGATCAATCTGATCCATCTGTAGGTTCAGTAGACCCCGGTGATACTTTTGGTGGTTTCTTTGATCCCGGTACACCTGAGTTTAGTGGTTGGGGTAACCTAGATGTTCCAACCACATCAAAGGGGGCAGTATCTTCAATACAACAAGCAGGAAAAAAAAGAGGGCAAGATATTTTAGATGCGAGATTTTTTTCTCCTGACCTATTAAGTATTCCACAAATGAATGCTTTAGAAGAAGAGGGGTTCAAAACTTTTGGTCTTGGTTACAGAGGTCCATTTGAAGCAAGATCACGTGAAGGACAAACAAGAACAAGCTATAATCCCAATGATTTAACAGGTGCTGGTACAGATGAAAGAGCCTATAACCTAGCAATGTTTCAATCTTTTGCTAAAGCTAATCGTGGCTTAACAACAGTAGAAGCAGTAGCACAACATAATGCAGAAAGTCCCGGTCTGGAAGTTTCTATAAATGATGTACAATCAATGGGCTTTGATCTTAATGCGCCAGTAGGACCACAAGCAGATTTTAGAGAAGCAGTGGCACAAAGAGGACTTGCACAGGGTATAGGACTTCTAGCAGCAGGACCAATATCAGGCATGGCTACTATTGCAACAGACGGCAAAGGTATGGTAGGTATGCTTTCAGAGGTATTGGGAATTGAAGAAGAAGTAGAGGCATTAGGTTATGGTAAGGTGCCTTCGATGCAAGAAGTAGCTTTAGACATTTTTGGACCATCCAAAGATACAATGGAACCCGGCTCATTTGGTCTATCTCCTACAACAGGAGTGACTGAAGAAACTATTGGTCCAGAAGCTTTTGGTCTTGCTGATATTTCACCGCCTACAAATGAAGAGATAGGCTATACTGATATGGGTCTGGGTAGTTTTACTCTGGATGGAAATGAAGAGATAATCCCACTATCTCCACAGACTAAACCTATTATAAAAGAAGAAGAAGAAATTATTGCAACTCCTTCTCCTGCGTTTCCAACTATAGATACAGTACCGCAATCAAGAGTAGATCGTATAGCAAGCATCTATAATATTAGCAAAGAGGCTGCTGAAAGAATGTTAGGAGTAACGGCATAATGGCAACAGAACGTAATCCTTTTGATCGTATACCAGAAGAAGAAACAAATATAGTTCCTCTTGCTTCTGAGACTGAAGATATTGATGCTACGTTTGAGGTTGCTGAAGACGGTGGAGTAATTGTAGATTTCTCTGAGAACGCAGAGATGGCGGCTTCTGAAGATATTGCTGAGTGGTATGGCAACATGGCATCAGACATGGATGAAGATGAGCTTGCAGGTATCGCAGCAGATGTAATAGAAAACTTTGAAGCTGATAAAGATTCCCGTGCTGAATGGGAGTCTATGTTTGAACGAGGCTTTGACCTCCTTGGTCTAAAGCTTGAACAAGGATCAGAACCTTTTGAGGGTGCATGTACTGCTGTGCATCCACTTCTAATTGAATCTGCTGTTAAGTTTCAATCAAAAGCTTCCGGTGAATTGTTTCCAGCTAATGGACCTATCAAAGCACAGATTATGGGTAAGTCCACAGCAGATAAAGAACTACAAGCTAACAGAGTTCAGAACTTTATGAACTATCAGCTTACTGAGCAGATGCCAGAATACTTTGACGAGTTTGAAAGAATGCTGTTCCACCTACCGTTGATTGGTTCGGCATTTAAAAAGCTGTACTATGATGCCACTGTGAAGCGGCCCAAGTCAGAGTTTATTCCCATTGATCAGTTCTATGTGTCCTACTATGCAACTGATCTTTCAAATGCAGATCGTTATACCCATGTTATCTATCGCAGTCCTATTGAACTGCAAAGAGATATTAATGCTGGTGTCTATGAGGATGTAGAACTAAGTTCCCCTTCTGGATATCCCAGCACTTCCTTCAGTGAAAAGATGGATACAATTATTGGTTTGTCTCCTACATCAGACCATGATCCACAATATGTTCTTTTGGAGCAACACTGCTATCTTGACATTGAAGATGAAGAACAAGCCTGTCCATATATCGTAACTGTTGAACAGCAGTCCAGACAGGTACTAAGTGTTCGTAGAAACTATAAGCAAGATGACGTGAACAAAGAAAAAGTGAATCACTTTGTACACTATAGATTTGTTCCCGGCTTTGGTTTCTATGGGCTAGGTCTTATACACTTCCTTGGTAATTTGACTATGAGTGCTACTGCGGCAATGCGTTCGCTAATAGATGCAGGGCAGTTTG